TGTTCTTGCGGAATTTCAGAATGTTCCGTGTTTAATATATTAGACTCTGGATGTGCCCAGTCAACCGTAAATAAGTATTGACCTTTGTAGAATTTTTTATCTTTTCCTAAAAATTTTCCGTCTACTCTATCCAACCAACTAAAGCAATGCACACTAGGATAATAACTAAAACAATTCCACAATTGTAACTCGTCGATTGGCATATCCGGCACTTCGGTTCTAGAAAAACGTTCTTGGAAAAACGCGCTAATAGGCAATCTATAAAAGACCGCACCATTCGGTAGCATCGCATGAAATAAGAGCGCCCTCCCACTAATGCTTGCCAACCCGAAGATAACGCAATCTTCGCTTTCTCCATGATGTCCGGTAAAGTCATATAAATATTCCCTCCTTATTTTACAGTATATTGGTGGTATGTCTGCATTTAAATATGCCATTATTTATACCATCCCGCTAACATAAATCTATTGTTTTTTTCAATTTTTTTAACTTTATGATTCATAATTCCATTACTAAATATAAGTATTTTTCCTTGTTTAGGTTTAACTATAACATTTTCCACAACAGTTTCTCCACCTTTAAAATCATCATTTAAATATAATAAAAATGAAATTTTATCTCCTTTATCAATATGCATATCCATTGAAGAACCAGGAGGCCACATTACAATTTCACAATTATCTGGTTTTAAAAAGTTATGAAAATTAAATTGTTTGTTTATTTTTGTCAAAACATTTATTGGATCAACTTTTAAAATATATGTGTTTCTGTATCTAGAAACTATATTTTTTGACTTATTAAATATCTCTATAAGATATTCACATTCTTTTTTAGAAAGAAAATCTTCTATTGTTATGAAGATTTTATTCATTTTACTTATTTTATTTCGCCCCAGTTAGGTCCTGATTCGTAATCTACTTTGTTAGGAACTTCTAATTCTACAGCTTGTTCCATTATTTGTTTTATTTTGAGAGCTTGTGATTCTGATTCAATAGAAAAATCTAGTTCATCATGTATTTGTATATGTGCTAATAAACCTTCTTTATAAAGTTCTACCATAGCTTTCTTAGTCATATCTGCTGCAGATCCTTGAATTAATTTATTTAAAGCTTTGTAAGTAAATGCTCTACGTGTTGAATTTTGATACCAATAATTTTTCTTTGGTTTACCATCTTTATCGGTAATAACATTTCCTTCAAAATCTTTTAAATGTGGACCCATTTCTTGTAATTCTCTCATACGTTCATCATCTTCTGGTGGTACGTAATGTCCCCAATCTGCACCTCTAAGTATAGGTTCATATTTAGGAAATCTACAACGTCTACCTAATAATGTTTTTATTTGTCCTCTTGCTTCTGCAGCTTTCATAACTTTATTCATTAACTGTTTAACAAACGAAGCTTGACTATGATACTGTGTAAATAATTCTTCAGACTTTTCTTTAGTTACTCCTAACTCTCCTTGTAATTTTGCTTTACCCATTCCATAAAACAATCCAAGATTAATTGTTTTTGCTTGTGATCTTGGTATGTTTGCCATCTCTGCAACTATCTTGTGAAAGTCTGTTGATGGATCAGATTCATATGAGTCTGCAATTTTATTTACTGATGGTAGAGAAAATTTTAATGCATAGTGTGCAACAAGTCTTGGTTCCTGTTGCGAGTAATCAAAAGTTCCCCACTTACAATTTTCTTCTGGTATAAATAATGATCTAAGTAAAGGCCCTGTTTCCGGATCCCTGGCAGGTATTTGCTGTAGGTTTGGATTTGCATAACTAAATCTACCTGTAACAGTTCCACCATCATCAGAACGTATTTGATTTATATCTGCATGAATTCTACCTTTATGTTCATGTTCTAAAATAGTATCAATAAATGTAGTTCTAACCTTGTTTATTTTTCTAGCTTCTGCTATCATATTTACTACAGGATTTTCATGATTAGAAATAAAATTTTTTGTAAATGAAGGAGAGTCAGTCTTTTCAGTACGGCTATAAGGTAGCTTCAGTTTGTCAAAAACTTTGGCGATTGATTGCGCTGCCCATATCTGAGTATCTACTCCTGTTTCTATTTTTATTTGTTGTAATAGGTTTTCTTCTTTTACTGCCAGTGCTGTTTTTAATTGATTGGCTTTGGACACGTCTACCCGCACCCCTAGGAAGCGCATATCAACTAAGCAAGGAAAGAGATCAGTTTCAAGATTAAATATATCTTGTAAATCATCTTCAACAATTATCTTTTTTAATTTTTTCCAAAGTTTTAAAGTTAGTTCAGCATCTTTCTCCCCGTATGCTCCAACTTCCATAGCAGGTAATCTCCACATATCTGCCTTAGGATCTAATCCTCTTTCTTTTGCAGCTTCTAATAATTTTGTTTCATTCTTTCCTTCACTCAAATGATGCCATGACAAAGTATTGAGTGTATATGAAAATCTATTTTCATCTATTAATGATGCTGCAATCATAGTATCTATGATTAAACCATTGATTTTTATACCTAAACTACGTATCCAACATACATCATACATTGCATTATGAAATATTTTTGTAGCAGGTGATTCACAAATATCTTTAAACCATTCTAAAGTTTTCTTTCGATCTAAGTTTGGTCCTTCTTCATGTGCTATAGGAAAGTATCCCTTGAAACCATCTACAGCAACAGCAATACCTACTATTTCTCCATTACCAATAATAGCACCTGAACCTTTCTTTTTTAAATCTGGATCACGTGTCTCTAAGTCAATTGCTATTTCATCTGCATTCCTTAGATCAGGAAATTCAGTGGGCATTAACCATTCTGTATGTGGTACTATCATATTAATTTACCCCAAAAATAATAAGTGATTAATGTATAAAAACACAAGTCATGTACTGCAAATATATTCACTTGTTACCCATATCTTTCATCTTTTTAATTTCTAATTCACAATAATGAATTATTTTTTCTAAATCTTGAATTCCATTTTTATTCAAGTATCTACACACGTACTTTATAACGTTTCCCTGGAAAAAGGAAAGCTCATTCTTAGAAATAAATTCATAAGGTTGAATGTGAAACGATTTGTAATGACTCCCGCCAATCTGTTTATCTTGCGGAAATATATCATCAAACATTTTTTTATTTGTCATAGTGGATAGGTCTTTCTGGTTTTGGTTAGTTTTAATTTATAGAGATTATTTTTAGCACGTGTATACGCTACGTACCAAACTCTATGTTCTTCGTCAGCTTTATCTTGACTTCGGTTCATTGATTTAATGACCTTATCACCCATATCTAAACAAAGAATTACGTTATCTTTCTCACCACCTTTTATAGCATGTATGGTAGAAAGCCAAATTCTAGCCGGTTCATCTAAGTTTTCTTTATTTTCTATAAGACGTAATAAATATTCTTTATCTTCATCATTAGCTAATTTAAATGCTTGAAACCAATTTATTTTTTTATTCCATTCAATTTCTCCAGTATAACTTTTAATATCTTTTACTTCTGCTTCAGATAATTCTTTGCCTTTACACCATTCGGTATAATTATTCATAGCTTTGTACAATGTAACTTTTATACTTTTACCTCTATTGCTTTCAAAATAAAAACCTTTTTCTATCAACATTTCTCCAATTTTTAAAACTTTTGATATAGTTCTAGATAATATTAACCATTTACCTTTAGTTAAATCAACTTCATCTATATTATATATTTCTTCAGATTTACCTTTGTAATTCCTAGGGTGATATATCTTATGTTTCCTGATGCCTGTTATATTGTCTATAGCTACCTTAGATTGTTCTTGAACTGCTTTAGATATTCTTTTTGAATAGATTAATGTTTTTTCTTTCGCAGGTTCATTAATAAATCTTTTAACGTCAGCTCCAGCCCAGGCAAAGATTGCTTGATCATCATCTCCTGCTAGATACATATCTTTAGTTTTTGTTTTTAAAACATCATAAAGTTTCCATTGTAATGGGGATAAGTCCTGAGCTTCATCAATAAAAATAACATCAAACTCTGGAATTTTTTCTGGTTTATCCGTTAACATTTTAATCATGTCATTGAAGTCATATAACTTTTTTACTTTTTTATAGTTATTTAAATTTTTAGATACATGATCTAACTTGTTCCAATAAACATCTCTTGGATCATGTTCTTCTAAATTAAATTCATCTTTTAAATTTACACATCTATTAAATGCTTTGTGAATAATTTGAAAGTAGGGACTTTCAAAACCTAAATAAAAAGATTCTTCTTTGTTATATCGATCGTAAAATTTTGTTTGTAAGTTTAATTTCTTTCCTACTTCTTCATAATGATAAGGTTGCATGATATCATCTTGTATCATTTCTAATTTTTCAAATGCTAATGCATGTAATGTTTTAAAGTATTTTAATTTTTTATTTTCAAATGGCATTCTTTGTTTTGCTTCTTCTGCAGCTTTTTTAGTAAAAGCAAAATAACCTATACGATCTAATGGTACCCCTTTTCTTGCATATGCTTTAGCTCTAGATATTAAACGATATGTTTTACCTGTACCTGGAGGACCATAATATTTATAAATCATACAATTGATTCTTCACTTTCAATAGCTATTGTCTCAGTTACTTCTTCTGGTTTATCAAAAATAAATAAAGGTATTCTTACAACTTTGATAGGTTTAAAAGATTCACCATTATCATCTTTACCTGGAAATCTTTTAGGTGCACTCATTAATGCTCTTTTTTCTTTGTCTGGATCTTCTGCATCAAACAATTGATATTCAATCATGAAAGATGTTTTTTGTTGATCATACTTCCATTCTTCATTCTTTAATTTTTCATAGAACTTTCCAAGTACAAACCATGCAAATTTTTCTTGAACCAATGGTCTACCACTTTCAAAAGACATGAAGCTTGTTGCCTGAGCCCCGAATATATGTTTCTCTAATAATTTCTTTAATATCTCTAATGGACTTGTACCTTCTGCAGGTTCTATAATTTCTACTTTATCTTTAGGATTACTAATTGCTTTTAATAACAAATCAAACTGATCTTGTTTAATTGTTGGTGCTGTAATTAAAGCTTGTTCAAACAATACTGTTTTAAATTCTTGTACTTGAGTTAATTTATATGTATTTTTTACATGAAGTTGTACAGTATCTCCTTCATCATTTTCTACTGTAACTCTCCATTCTGGATTAGGTTTATAATTTATTTTTTGTAAATTACTCAATGTTGGATAGTTTGCTTTCTCTCCAGATAACACACCAAACTTTCTTTTTGCACAAATTGCTTTCATACAATTAGGTTCTAGTAACGGATCTGTACAAGTAAAACCTTTGTTTTGTTTTTCCCAACTAGCTATCTTTGATTTAATATGATCATCTGTCCAATGTTCATCAAATTTAAAATAGTTTCTACCTGCTTGTATAATCATTTTCTTCCAAGTATCTGGATATTTCTTTTTAGCAAACACCATATAATTATATAAGAATCGATCTCTACCATCTGTAAAAGTCATTTGTTCTTTAGTTAATTTTTGTAGACATGGTGGACCATCTTCAAATTCTTCTCCACCACCTTTTAATTCTTTGTAAACTAAATCTTGTTTTATCTTTTTAAAACTTTCTGGATTAACTAAATTTAATTTAATTGTTTGTACAAACTTATCTAAAGACATTAACGTACCATCTACATCTAATGCTTTTCTATCATCACCATTGTAAGGTAAGTTTATAAAGTTACCATTGGATAAAGTTCCATCACTTGATTTTAATTGAGTTTGTTTAGGAAATATTTCTGTACCTTGTGGTAATTTAAATACAAATAATAGTTCTTCTAAAAAGTTTCTGATGTCTTTTGCTTTAACCAATCGAGTGGTGAACACATACAAATGTAATCCACCACTCTTGGATAGGACAGGGATGATTGGTAAGCTTTTATCCTGGATGACATCAAGATAAAATTTTCTATCTATTGGATATTTATCTACATCAATTGCACCAAATCTAGCTAGTCCTTCATCAGTACAAGGTTGTATTCCAATTGATCTAATTCCTTTAATATGATCTTCGTAATCTTTATCAGTAATGGGTATCTTAGCCCATTCATGTTTCCATTTCTTTTTGCCGGTTATTTCGTCTATGTAGCCTTCGTCAACTTTACAGACACCATAACTTCTTTGTAATCCCGTAAAATATTCTATGTAATCTTTCATATATTCCTGTCCGTTTAATTTTAAAGGTGGGCCAGTCTCCCGGCCCCTCCTTGTCTTGCAAGTGTTCTCTTAGAGAATTAGATAATATCTTCAGATTTACCTTCTTCAACTTTCTCATACTTAGGTTTGCTTACCCCAGTTGATACTTGTTTCTGAAATTCTTGTGCCATCATATAGATAGCTGCATCTT